CGCATAGCCTTTGCTTCCTTAGTACTACACCCTAACTGTCCTGCGAGTTTAACATCGCCTGCGCCAAATAAGATCGCATAGATGAGGGTTTTAGCCTGTCCTCTCGTTCTGCAACCAGCAATTCGCATGTTAACAGAGTGAATATCTGTACCATTCTCCTTAACACCGTGAACAACAGCTTCAGTATATTCTGGGTCACGCATATAATGACAAAGCATACGCAACTGACAAGAAGCAGCGTCACAACCAACCAATCTATAACCTCGTGCAACAATGAAAACTTCTCGCATTTTTGAACCGAATACTGCTTCCTCTCCAGGGATGTTGACGATTCCTTTGTGTTTGAGTCTGACTGTGGGTGCCATTCCTGAGACATCTGCTGTAATCCTCCCGTCTGGTCTGATTATCTTTAAGAAACCCTCTAATTGGCTCTTCCTGTGCCTGTATTTCATCCGTAGAGCGATATTAGAGCCTACGTTACCCGTTACCCCTAGGAAGTCATCGTCACCGCTTAGAACGGGGCTGGTGCGCTGTCCTGTGAGCTTAGAAGTATTCCACTTTTCAGGTATCCAACCCTGTGCTAGTAGATAGTCTTTGATCTGACCACCACTACCTAAGTCGAAAGGTACAAAGCTAATACGAGTAAAGCAGCCACTAACTGAAGGGTCATTACCGTCGCAGCTATATTCAATCCATTCTGCGGTAGCTTTAGAGTAATCACCATTCTTGAGAAAAGGCTTCTTAACATGAGGCCAAACTCCTTTAACTTTTTTAATGTCTGGTACACACCTCATAGGTAACTGTGGCATGACCTCCTGATCTATCTCCTCTATGAACTCTTCTAAGGTAGCTATGTGAGTTTCAATCAACGTCTTGTCTACTAAGAAACCTTTCTTACGTTGTTTCACTATAAGCTTAGCAAAGTTATGTTCAATCTGAAGAGGTAGTTTCCAATCTTGTTTTATCGACACATATTACCTCCTACTTACATACTGCATATTCAAAGTTGTGTACATAGACTTTCTTATCCTTCTTATCCTCGAAGTAAGTCTGTAGTACGAATGTTCCATAAGCAGATACACTTAGTATCTCGCCAGTTACAACAGAACCTGAACTAAAATGGAATGTTACTCTATCACCTTCAATCATACAGCTCTCTCATTAATTGTTTATATACTAAGTAATTGATCTCAACATCTTGTTCACACCTATGCAACATCTCTGGTGAGAACTGAGTCCAATCTTCATGTTTAGGTTTAGGTACACCAAACTTCTCTCCCCAAGGGGCTAGACCATGACCACCTACTCTATCAGGTTCAGTCATCTGAGATACAATGTATGTATCAAACACCTCACCTTTGAAAGTGTAGTCTAGAATACTTTCCAGAAGAGGTATGTCATAGGCTATACCGTTATGGATAGCTAGGAACTCTACACTGTCTAGGAAAGTACACATGTCAGAGAGTTGATCTGGTTCAAAGGAGTGTACCTCTAGTGTATCTAAGTCTTTGAAGACACCACACCAGATGGTAGTAGCATCTTCTAAGAAGCCGTTAGCCTCTAGATCTCCTGTACACCTCATCAGTTATGACCCCAATCCATCATAGAGAATCCGTACAAGTCATCCATCTCTTTACCTCTCTCGTAATCATCATAATCGTAAGGCATATTGTTACGTACAGGTCTGCTGTTATTTAAAAAACCTCTTTCCTTGTCGTGTTTAGCTTTAGAGACTGATAGCCCTGATCTTCTTTTCCTATTAGACATTAGTAATCACCTCCAATTTTTACAGGCTCCACTGGCAATAAGCGCCCAGTGTCGGGGTTGTACTGCAATGCGTCGGCTTCGCCAACTGAACCCCACTCCCTATTCTTAAGGACACGGATGGTTCTCCCGTTAGGATTATCGCTGTGTTGATCTCCTTCAATAGCAATGATGTTGTGTGACAACTGCTCAATAGAGGCAGAGCCACGAAGATGAGCAAGACTAATCTGTTGGCCATCATTAAAACTCCCGTTCTGTGGTCTTCGTAAGTGGACTATAGCAATAACAGACACTCCTGTATCTTCACAGAAGGCAGCTAACTTAGTCATCAATATGTCAAGATCTTTACGCTCACCGTTCTTACCGTTATCTTGACCAGAGATTACCATACTGATGTGATCTAGTAAGATGAAGTCACACTCCTCTACCACACCCATATACTGTAAGTAATCTATAAGGTTGTCACTGGCTAAGCTACCGAAGTGCTTAAGGAAGAATGTCCTATCGTTACTGATCAATTCCTTATGACTCTTCTTAAATTTACTAGATCTGACAAGGCTAGGATCAGTACGTAGAGCTGCAAGAGGCACGTTGTTATCTAGCGCTATGTAGCTTTGGCTCGTCTTACGAAACTGTTCCTCTAGGAATATGTGTCCTAGTTTTAACTTCTCAGCCTTGTTAAAGTGGTACATGATCTCTCTAGCTAAGGTAGTCTTACCCATGCCTGAACCTGCACAGAATACACTTAACTCCCCTCCCCCTTCACCGTGTCTAAAGCCTCCTAGCTTGGCGCTTAGTTCTGGATAAGGAATCTCGATACCCTTAGTCAAAGGGATGAGTAACTCTTCCATACTAATCTGATTACCAGAGATTATCTTTTCTGGACGGGGTACAGCCTTTTCGGTAATACAAGAGATATAAAGCTCCTGTTGCTTACCTTGCTTAACCATCTCACAGGCATCCTTCTCAGTCATCTTAACGACCTTGACCTTATCCCTGCCTAAGACTTTGATAGCATTTTCTACAGCATCCCTGCCTACCTCATCTTGATCGAAGCATAACACTACTTCCTTGAACCCTTTGATAAGGTCTGTGTTACGTAGCATCTCCTTACTTGCACCACCAGAACCTGTAGCTAATGATACTACAGCTATCTGTTTCTTCCACTCAGGCTTACTTCTGCTAAGTATTACTTGATACAATGCCATAGCATCATACTCACCCTCAGTAATAAATAGTTTGTTACCATTTTTAGGACACTGCATAGACCCAAAGAAATCACCTTCCTTAGTGATACCAGTTTTTCCGAACCTTTTGTTTGGGTAGCGAGCTTTAAAGCCTTGTAATCTCCCCTCTACACTACTAGGGAAGTTTACGGAGGTAACAGTAGTACCATCTGCTTCAGAGAGACTACATCTTACGTTGAAGTGCTCGCAGGTTTCTTTAGAGATACCTCGATCTTCTATAGCTTTGAATGTAGTCTCAGAGATAAGACGTTTAACTTGGGTAGCAGCATCACCTGCCGAGATCTCTACCTTCTTATACTGGTCAAGATCAGTGTATGTTCCACTTGATTCACTGTAACCACACCTGTTACAATATGCACCACCATCTGAGAATAAGATTAAGTGGTTAGATGTAGAATCACCTCCTCGTTTTTTACATTCTGGGCAACCAGTGTCGCCAATAATATCTGTCATATTAGACTCCTATGTAGTCTAGAGTACTTATTTGGCAGAGGGTTTCTACTAAGAGAAAAGCATAACCACCTGACTCACTGACTTTTATCATGACCACTCGATCATCAATAGAATCAATATCAAATAAGCTGAACTCGTACCATTTGCCGTTGTCTTCACTTTTTGCTTTGAATATCTTTTCCATCACTCAGCCCCTTCTACGGAATTAACGACATAAAGAATTGTGTATTTCCATTCTTTATACTTCTTGAGAATTGTAGTATTTTCTTTTTTATTGCAGTACCAAGTCACGCAATTTAATTTCTTGGGTATGTACCACTCCATCCATTGATTTATTTTTTCAATGGTCTGCAACTTACGTTTATGTGTTTTGGTTTTAAATACACCAGCCCAAGTGTCATGGGTCTCAAAAAGAAGTTTATCCCTTAGCTGTAAACGATTACAGAGAAAGCTGCCCTCACTTACAGTAATGAATCTGTTTGTTGAATTATTCTTTACTTTCATTACCAAATACCTTCAGGAACCAATTCTCTAACGCCATCTTCATGAAAGAAGTAAACAAGAGCTTCATGACCTGAGCTAGTAGTAACAGTCTTACGATCATAGAAGCCATCGTAACCGCCTCTGTAGCCTTCTAAACCATCTACACTACGTAAGTCCATGTCACTTACCTCATACACCTCACCGTGTACTACAGAGCCTTGTAGGTTCTCCTTATCCCCTACC